ATTTAAGACCATCTATGAAGCTGACGTGTCTAATTGGGATGGTAGTATGGCTGAACACTTTTTAGATGTTGAGTTAATGTTGTTGCAAAAAGTGTTGAATTTACCACCCAATTTCAGATTCCTCATCCACAATTGGCGCAACGTATCAGGAGCAAACAGAGACAAAACTATCTCTGTTTCACTTCCCTATGGGAGGCGTTCTGGTGATCTTTGGACCAGTATTTTCAACAGTGTCATAAACTGGTTGATAACCCTATATGTCCTTGATATGGATATTGACGGGGATTACAAGATGTTAGTTCTTGGAGATGACAACGTTGTAGGGTTTTCCAAAGGCGCCGTAAGTCAAAACGACATTGCTCGACATGTCTGCAATTGCTACACTAGACTTGGGATGAAAGTTGAAATGGTGATGCATGAAACCGTTAAGGACGCAACCTTTTGTTCAGGAAGATTTTGGGATGTTGGGGACATGCTAATTTGGGGGGTTCTACCTTTCAGAACCATGTCCAAATACGGTATTAATCACCACAACCAACCAGCAAAAATGTTTAAGAGTCTGTTAATGGGAATTGCGAAGTCACAAATGTCCGTTATTTCTTTCATTCCCATCATTCATGCCTGGCAACGAGCCATCCTAAAATCTGGCACAGATGCTGGATTTAAGGCTACCATGCCAAAGAAGGAATGGTGGAAAATCGGCTCCTTTTGTGACTCCGACTTTGGTTGGCCAACCAAAGAAACCCGTGACCAGTTCACTGAATTGTACGGAATACCAGAAAAAGTACAAATCATGATTGAACATTGGATCTTGACTAACATAAACATAGATTCTTTTCCTGTTGTTATTAGTGATCCAATGTTCATCGAAGGAGCTTTGGTAGAGTTTGGGTGTGGCAACGAATTGCGAAATGTGGACCTAATCACTAATCCTAGGGCAAGAGATGTTTATTCCGACGCTAGGGATGAAGAAGTTCAAAAATTGGCTTCAGGAAGCAGTTTAACTAGTCGCCTGTTTGCAGCATTCAAGTTCGGTCAAGAAGAGGATTATTTGATGGGTAATGAGTTGCCAACTCATGCTTTTCTACATTGCCTATTCACTTTGGCCTCACATTTCAGTTTGCCTGCAGGTACCGCTTTACATGCCTTTTATAATACTTTGGCTCTGCAATTGGGAGGGACACAATGTCGCAAAAATAAAATGGCGGCTAATCCTAAACCCAAGAAGAAAAAGACTACCAGGTCGGCCAAAGTATCATCTACACCAAAACCAAAATCAATAGTTAAGGCTGCTATGAAGATGGCTGGAGGTTTGGTTGCTGGCAGTATGGGAACTAGGATGGCTGAGAGGGGTTATGATTTGATTTCAAAAGTCACTGGTTACGGTGACTATAAGATCAATTCCAATTCTTTAATGGGTCCCAGCATACCTGAATTCAGCAAGACTGGACATAGTATCCGCGTCAAACACAGAGAGTATTTGGGTGACATAACTTCATCCACGGCTTTCAGTTCTACATTATACAGTATCAATCCCGGGGACTCAATTACGTTCCCCTGGTTGAGTGGTGTGGCTTCCAACTACACACAATATCGAATTCATGGTATGTTGTTTGCATTTAATTCCACGTCAGCAAACGCCTTGAATTCTACAAACACTGCTTTAGGTACTGTAATTATGGCAACTCAGTAT